CGAGGGAATAAAAATAATCGGAGGTACGAGTATGAACACACCGTATGAAAACCTTGCGAACGCCATTGTGCTTAGTGCCGTGCAGGACTACAGAAAAGCGCTTCGCATCCTCTCCCGATTTCCGGAGCGACGTGATGCACAGAAAGAGAAAGACAGCATCCTGCAATTCTTCCGCTCGGAATGGTTCTATGCCTTGACCAGTATTGATCCGGAGTTCCTAATCCGTAAGCTTGACAAGGAGGTGGCGGCATGAAAGCAAAAGAATACCTCGGACAGGCTTACCGCCTTGACCAGCGCATTAACTCCAAACTGGAGCAGATCGCTTCTCTGAACGAGCTGGCGATGAAATGCACCTCTACGCTTACCGGTATGCCCCGTAAACATGACTGCAGCATATCGAAAATTGAGGTGGTCAGCAAGATTGTCGATCTGCAGGAGGAGATTAACCGCGACGTTGAAAAGCTTGTCGACCTCAAACGCGAAATCGTGTGGCGGATAAAGGCCGTCGATGACACGGAGTACCAGACACTACTGGAACTGCGGTATCTCTGCTTCAAGACATGGGAGCAGATCGCTGTTGATATGGGTTACAACGTTCGCCACGTATTCCGGCTGCATGATGAAGCTGTGAATAGTATCACAGTTCCGAAAACATGTCACTAAATGTCACTGTTTGTCATGTGGATTGACGTGGTAGTATTACAATAGAAAAACAGAGTGGTGCGGCCCCGGAGGATTTCTTCTGGGGCTTTTCTTTTGCCATTTCGCAAACATGGCAGTAAATGTCACTGTTTGTCATGTAGGCAGCCGTGTTAGTATTACAATAGCGAAATAGAATAAGACGGCCTCGGAGGATTCCTTCCGGGGCTTTTCTTATGCCTGAAAGCGAGGCGCGTCAATGCCGAGAAACCCCAAACGTCCTTGCTCCTATCCAGGTTGCAGCAGGTTGACCGACGGTCGGTACTGCGACGAACATAGACAGATCGCCGTGTGTCATTACAACAAATACCAGCGCGATCCCGATACCAAACAACGATACGGGCGCGCGTGGCGTCGGATTCGCGCGCGCTATATCCAAGCGCATCCGCTGTGCGAACAGTGCGAAAAGGAAGGCAGGCTGACCCCTGCCGAAGAAGTGCATCACATCCTGCCGCTTGCAGATGGAGGCACACACAGCGCAGGAAATCTCATGGCGTTATGTAAGAGCTGCCATTCCAGCATTACGATCGGCAGCAACAACACAAAGCACCAATAGAGCGAACGAAACTACCCCGTGGGGTATATGAATCGCTACAACCTTGATTTTTGTGCAACGCGGTCGGGTCGCGTACAAACTTTCGCGGAAGTTTTAGGGGGAATAGCCCCATAAGTTTTTCAGAGGAGGAGCACACATGGGCAGACGTGGGCCGGCGCCCGGGCAGGGCGGCAGACCGCCGAAACCGCTGGCGGAAAAGGTGCTGGACGGGAATCCCGGCAAACGGAAGCTGACCGTTGTCGAGTTTCCCGGTGCCAGTGAATTTCATGGTGTGAATATGCCGCCGCCGCGGGAGATGCTCTCCGCCGTGCAAAAAGATGGGAAGCCGCTCATTGCGACGGAAATATATGAACGCACTTGGACCTGGTTGAACGAACGCGGTTGTGCGAGCATCGTCTCCCCGCAGGTACTGGAACGGTACGCCATGAGCGCCGCGCGCTGGATCCAGTGTGAAGCGGCAATCACGGAATACGGGTTCCTCGCAAAGCACCCGACGACGGGCAATGCAATCCAGTCGCCATATGTAGCCATGAGCCAGAACTACATGGCGCAGACAAACCGGCTCTGGTACGAGATCTTCCAGATCGTCAAAGAAAACTGCGCCGCTGACTATACAGGCGCGAATCCGCAGGACGACGTTATGGAGCGGCTGCTGACCGCTCGCAGGGGAAAATGAGTATGGATGAAGTACAGGCTTTTATCCAATCGCTAAGATACCATCGCCTGACGAGCCAGCAACGAAAAACGCTGCGAGGGCAGGCGCTTGCAGGGAATCTTCCTGCCGCGCGTGCCGGCTTACGAAAAATCGTGTCGAAAGGAAAACAGGATGGTCATTCAAACGCTGCCGGTCGATAAGCTCGTTCCGGCGGATTACAATCCGCGAAAGGACCTGAAACCCGGCGACCCGGAATACGAGAAGCTGAAGCGATCGATCACGGAGTTCGGGTATGTGGAGCCGGTGTTATGGAACAAAACTACCGGACATGTCGTCGGCGGACACCAGCGCCTGAAAGTGCTGATCGACACCGGTGTGACCGAAGTCGAATGCGTCGTCGTAGAAATGAGCGAAGAAAAGGAAAAAGCGCTCAACGTCGCGCTGAATAAAATCAGCGGCGAATGGGACAAGGATAAGCTATCTTTGCTGATCGCCGATCTGCAGGGCGCGGATTTCGACGTATCGCTGACAGGTTTTGACGCCGTTGAGATTGATAAGCTGCTGAACAGCGGCATGGATGCCGAGGATGACGACTTTGACGTGGACGCCGAACTCGAAAAGCCCGCTTTCTCCAAACTCGGAGATTTGTGGACGCTTGGCCGGCATAAAGTCATATGTGGCGACAGCACCAAGTCCGAAACATATGCCGCTCTGATGGGTGGGAAACAGGCAAACCTGATTCTGACCGATCCGCCTTATGGTATCGACTACGACAAGGGCGTGGCGGGCAAAATCAAGAACGACAAGTTTGACAGCGATGAAGGATTTTATACTTTTCTCCACGACGCTTTTTCAGCGATGGCAACTTATCTCGCCACGGATGGTGCGGCATATGTATTCCACGCCGATAGCAAGGGGCTGACTTTCCGCAGGGCGTTTGAGGATGCGGGTTTTAAGCTGTCTGGATGCTGCATCTGGGCAAAGAACACGTTCACGCTCGGCCGTTCGGATTATCAATGGTGCCACGAACCTTGCCTCTATGGTTGGAAGAAATCCGGCAAACACAACTGGTTCGGCGACCGCAAGCAGTCCACGATATGGAACTTCGACAAACCAAGCCGCTCGGAGAAGCACCCAACAATGAAACCAGTGCCGCTGCTCGCTGTGCCGATGAAGAACTCGACGCAGACCAATGGCGTGGTGCTCGACCCCTTTGGCGGTTCAGGCAGTACCCTGATTTGCGCGGAACAGTTGGGGCGCGAAGCCTTCCTGATTGAACTGGACGAAAAATTCGTAGACGTTATTATTCATCGCTACATCGAAGCCGTCGGAAGTGCCGACGGTGTTTTTGTAGAACGGGATAGCAAGTCAATTCCATATGCGAAGGTGATAGCCGATGTCTAACAAATACTGGTTTTCTGAGGATGGGGCCATCGGATATGGTAGTTTGAGTACGGGAGAGGTGTTTTGTTTTGATTCCGAGGACTATGATAAAATATCAGACAGGACTTGGTACAAGTGCAATGCAAGCCCCGGATATGTTGGCGACAGCAATGGATTCTGTATTCACAGAGTAATACTTATCGCTCCGGAAGGCTGCGAAATTGACCACATCAACTTGAATCCGCTTGATAACCGAAAAGAAAATTTGAGAATATGTACGCATCAGCAAAACCAATGCAATCAACCGCTTCAAAAGAATAACATCTCTGGAGTGACTGGTGTCAGTTATTTTGCGCCACGAAAAAAGTATCGCGCGCGAATTAAATACTTTCAGCGAGAATTACACTTAGGGTATTTTCCCACATTTCTTGAGGCGACTCAAGCGAGAAATGTCGGCGTGAAAATCATGTTCGGAGAGTTTGGGCGATGCCACGATGCTCCGCCTCCACCAAAGTGGATCGAGATTATGGTTCTGGATAAATGCAACCGCTTCATTAATGAGGCGGTTTTTCCTTGCCTGATAGGAAGAGCTGATGCAATCATGGAAGAAACCGCTTGATAATCACACTCGTTTGATCAATGTATATGACTACGAAATCGAAAGGACGGTAATCATATGCAAATCAAGTACAACGTTTCCAGGGAGAAAAGGAAGGAATTGGTTTCGATCATGCGGGATATCTTGCAGGAAACAACGCGGTATCTAGCCGCTCCGACGTTTTGTTTCATGGTGGGAAAGTACACCGTCGACAAAAACGGAACGGTCACCTGCCCGGATGATGCGAATGCAGCGCAGATCGAAATGCTGATCCGCGAACTGGCACACGACGGATTCATTGGCGAACGGGTCGGCGAAGCGACTAAGCCTGCTGAACACATAGTGGCCGAGCCAGAGCAGCAGAAAAAAGAAAGATCCCACACAGCCGCACCCGACCGCCTAGCGATCGAGCTGCCGAAAGATGGCATAACGCCGGCCGCTATGGAAAACCTGCGGCGCTTAGTGGCGAGCAAGGCAACGCTGCTGAAGAAAGCGCTCGCCACGGACAGTCTTCCGATCACGGAGCACGCTGACCGGATCGAATTCGACTGGTTCCGAACAACCGACGATCAGGCGGAGATTAGCGCCTACTACCAACTGGTGCAGGGGCTTTGCGAGCGGGCGCGGGCACAGAAGCGCGTAAGCACGACGGAGCGGGAAGTAGAAAACGAGAAGTACGCGTTCCGGTGTTTCCTTCTGCGGCTAGGATTTATCGGCGAAAAGTACAAAGAATCGCGCCGCATTCTTCTGAAAAACCTGTCCGGTAACGCAGCGTTCAGGGACGCGCGGGAATCGGAGGAAGACACATGAACGGAATTCATCCCGACCTACTGAAGCAGTTGCGAGAGTATTACAAACCAGGAACGCGGGTCATGCTGATTCGCATGAACGATCTTTACACGAAACTCCGGCGGGGCGAACGCGGAACAGTGGTCTGTGTCGATGATATCGGAACCATTCATGTGGCATGGGATTGTGGCAGTACATTAGGCATCGTGTTCCGCGAAGACGAATGCGTGAAAATCGAGGAGGACGACCATGAGTAACCGCTTATTTGCCGCATATGGCGTCGGTATCAACCGCGCCGAAATGGCAATGCGCTGCCCGACGGCAAAGCTGCTCGGTGCGTCGACGCTGCGGAATCATCGTCTGACATTCCGCGGGCCTCATGCGGCGGCAGTGGCGAACATCGAACCTGCGAAGGGGCATAGCGTACCGATGCTAGTGTGGGACATCACATCAACGGACGAAGCGGCGCTGGACCTGTACGAAGGGTTCCCGCATCTGTACGAAAAGCACCAGTTCCGGCTCCGGCTTGATGGCAAGGCCGTAGACTGCATGGCGTATGTCTTGCGCGGCGATCGCTCACTCGGGAAACCGAGTGCGTTCTATTACAGCACGGTGCTGGAGGGATACAAAGCGGCGGGTTTCGACGTAGACATTCTGCGCACCGCGGTTAGTGAATCCGATGAGCTGATTGAACGGGAAATATAATCGGTTTTGGTTAAAATCAAAATATGATACAAACCGCCGGAAGAATGAATCACGGCGGTTTGCTCATAAGAAGGATATCGCTGCAAGCATTTTGCTTAAAAGAATCTCAACAACACATAGCCTATGATCGCAATAACAATGGTGACACCCAGAAACACGTAGTCGGATTTATTGCTGTCGCCCTTTGCATTGATTTCTTTCGGTTTATCCGGGTTGTACTTGATCTCAACGGTCTGTCCGATCTGATATGTGTCAGGGACATACGCTTTTGTGTATTTGCAGGTGTATTCTGTTCCGTCCACCGTATAGGAAATAATAGGAGTATATTCGGTGGACATGAGCGTGATGAAGCGTTCTTTGACGTCTTTGATCACAGCGTTGGTCGTGGCGGTACAGCGTTTTTTCTTAGTCGCACGGGAGATCACGTTTTTGATGATGATAATCAGGAATATGAAAGCGACAAGCCAGAGAATCACGGCGGTCAGAATCATATGGGCATCCACCTTTCTTTTAAATTGGGTTTATACAACTCAGGTTGATATCATTATATGCGTTTTATCTGCACGACAACAGATGGTTACGCATAACGCAGCAGATTATTTTGCTAAAGCGAACAGAAACAGACTTTGTGCGTGGGGCGACGTCGCCGCCACTGAACGCTTTGCAGCGAGGATTGGGCGATTGCCCCAACGACGCAAGATAACCAAACAAAGCCAAACACGGAGGCTCACGCGGGCCTCCGTTTTGATTTCCAAAGGAGGAGGCGACGTTGTTCCGAAAACTGAAGAAATACGTGCCGACTCCGTTCAAAGCAAAGGATTCTGTGTACGATAAGCAGGCGGCGGACAACGCTGTCGCTTTTATTGAATGCCTTTCGCACACAAAAGGGACATGGGCGGGTCAGCCTTTTCTGCTGATCGACTGGCAGGAGAAGATCATCCGTGATGTGTTTGGAACACTGAAACCAAACGGATACCGCCAGTTCAACACAGCGTATATCGAAATACCAAAGAAAAATGGGAAAAGCGAGCTCGCGGCCGCGGTCGCGCTGCTGTTAACCTGTGGTGACAACGAAGAGCGAGCCGAAGTTTACGGGTGCGCGGCTGATCGGCAGCAGGCGTCGATTGTGTTCGAGGTCGCTAAGGACATGGTGACTCTGTGTCCTGCGTTGGCGAAGCGCGTGAAGATTCTCGCGACACAGAAACGGCTCGTGTACCTGCCGACGGGAAGCTACTATCAAGTGCTCAGTGCCGACGTCGCCAGTAAACACGGCTTCAATACGCACGGCGTCATCTTTGATGAGCTGCACACCCAGCCGAACCGTCGCCTTTTTGACGTCATGACCAAGGGCAGCGGCGATGCGCGTATGCAGCCGCTGTATTTTTTAATTACAACAGCAGGCGACAACACCAACTCCATCTGCTGGGAAGTGCATTCAAAAGCAAAGGATATCCTCGACAGCAGGAAAACGGACGCGACATTCTACCCCGTGATCTACGGCACCGAGGAGAACGATTCCTGGACGGATCCGAAGGTGTGGAAGAAAGCGAATCCGTCGCTCGGGATCACGGTGGGTATCGACAAGGTCAAAGCGGCGTGTGATAGCGCGCAGCAGAATCCCGCTGAAGAGAACGCGTTTCGACAACTTCGTTTGAACCAGTGGGTCAAACAGGCTATCCGCTGGATGCCGATGGAAGCGTGGGACAAATGCGCGTTTCCGGTTGACCCCGAAACGCTCAAAGGGCGCATTTGCTACGGCGGCCTCGACCTTTCGTCTAGCACAGATATCACGGCGTTCGTTTTAGTGTTTCCTCCTCTGGATGAAGATGATAAATACTTTGTCCTGCCGTTCTTCTGGATTCCCGAGGAGAACATCGACCTGCGCGTGCGACGCGACCATGTGAATTATGACCTCTGGCAGAAGCAGGGCTTCCTGCTGACGACCGAGGGAAACGTGGTACATTACGGGTTCATCGAGACGTTCATCGAACAGCTCGGCAAAGAGTACAACATCCGCGAGATCGCGTTTGATCGTTGGGGTGCGGTTCAGATGGTACAAAACCTCGAAGGTATGGGATTCACGGTCGTTCCGTTTGGCCAGGGGTTCAAGGACATGTCCCCGCCGACGAAGGAACTCATGAAGCTGACGCTGGAGCAGAGGATCGCGCACGGCGGTCAGCCGGTTTTGCGCTGGATGATGGACAACATCTACATTCGTACGGATCCGGCGG